CAGCTATTGTATTTTATGGGATCCCAGGCGTAATTAACCGCGTGGATCGCCATTTTGCAAAGAAGGTGAAGGCCAAGGTAGTTTCGATTCCGACAAAGATTGATGTTTCCAAACTCTTTGCAAAGGAAACTTCATATCAGGTAGTCGGCGGAAATGTCCGTCCTATGCCTTCAAAGAAGAAGAAGATGCGTAAGGCCGTTGGTAAGAAGATCAAGTAAATAAACAACTGCACCCATAGATTAACTGGCCAAATCCCCGCCCTTTCAAGGCGGTGAGTCGGGGTTCGAGTCCCCGTGGGTGTATTCACCATGCAAAACTTAGAACAAATTCTCGAAAATACCACACTCGTTGATTCTTTCCGCAGTCGTTACGGCGACAAGCGTGATGTTTATGAATGTAATGTCGAAAAAGGCACATTTTATCTGCTCGGTAAGAGTAGATATTATCGTGTAGGCGGCGACAAAACCGATGTCGAATATATCGATTTTGAGGGTGGCCCATTTGTAATGAATAATGATGTGTTTTTGGGGGAAAAAAGATCTTTCCCAAAGATCACCGATTTGGCAGTTGTGCCACTTCAGACAGAAGGATTCTTCTGTGTCAAATTCAAAGCGATGAGTTAATATAAATATCTCTAGGAGACACCATGAAGACTCTTAGAGATATTTTAACACACCTAGTACTAAACGAATATTGGAACTATGAGTACCAAAGACCAAAGGCAGATCCACAGAAGCAAGCTGCCGGAGAAATTGCTAGGGAAAATAGAATGAAGATTGCAAGTAAAACCCATCAGTCGATTATGGATTCCATAAAAAATGATGATAGTATTGCTGTTGTGTCTCATGCCGATTCTCCTGATTTAGAGGGTTCTGTTTCGGATGCATATTTAATGAAGCACCATTGGGGTGGCGACATGGAACCTTCTATGATGTATGTGACTCCATCCGGGAAGACACATCATGTTGAAAGACTAGATCCAAGTCCGAGCGGATTCATAACAGTATGGGCACATGGGCATAGTGGTCGCGGGATAAGAAAACCAGTTGGTCATATTCGCGCCACAATGGGTCACCAAGAAAACATGGGAATGGTTTTGCCAAAGAGCAAACATCTCACAAAAGCATCTCGTAATGGTAAAAAATATACCATGAGAGTAGAAATTTAAAGGGGGCGAAATGGTATCGATGACATAATTAAGTATAAGAAAGCACGGCGAAGAAGATTGCAGGCTTCGTAAAAAGCAATCAAACTCACGACTGCCAATAATAATAACTATATGGCAATTGCTGCTTGAGTAACAGCGCACAGTGTACTAGCGATTACGCTATTAATGCGGGCTAGGACCGTCAGAAAGCATAGGAAAGGTATTCCGATAACTTTCCATGACTCAATTCGGATAGGATTGTGAAAGAGTTAGTAAACAATCCGAAACCCATACTGAACTCGACCTGTAGTAAGGAAGTGTCTTTGATTCCTCTACTTGCACAAACAAAGACTAACCGTGTAGCGTTCGTATAAATAAATATGATCAGACGGGGGTTCGAATCCCCCCGCCTCCATTCAAGACACTATGTTAGCACAATTAATAAAATATCTATTGACACTAAATTAAAAGGATACTATAATGGCTACAGAAAAGAAATTGTATTTTACAAAGATAGAAATTGACGGCAGATGCGTTCCAATGCTGTTGACAGAAAAAGAAGTGTTAAAGGCAGGAGAAAGAGCATTAGAAGAAAAGAATGCTGCTTTCTTGGAAGATAATCTGATTGGTATTTGTTGGCCAATTGCAAAACCACCAAAGTGTTCTTTGTGGGATAGGTTTATGGGAAAATGTGATTGTAAATAACAATTGATATAAAGGAAAATTAATTATGAGCAATGTAAAAATCGTGCGTCTGTTGAGTGGTGAAGAGATTATTGGAAACATTACCGAAGTTGATGGTGGATATCAAATCAAGGATCCAACCATTTTGATTCCAACGCCAGAAGGCAAGTTGATGTTTGCTAAGTGGATGCCATACGCAGACACAAGCAAGGGCGTTCTGTTGGAAACAAAGAATGTTATGTTTATCCTCAATGCCCAAAAGGAACTAGAAGATCATTTCACCACAGTAGTAGTGAATGGCCTAGTTGTTCCGGGTAAGAAGGTCGTTGAACCGATCAGTGGTTCAAACCTGAAACTTACAGTTTAAGACTTGACAGATAGCGTTTATCTGTTATAATAACTGAGTTGAGTTCCCGTAGCTCAGTTGGATAGAGCATTCGCCTTCTAAGCGAATGGTCAGTGGTTCGAGTCCACTCGGGAACGCTTTAGGAGATTTTATGTTTAATAAGAATGCGTTTGTTACCGTTTCTACAGCATCAGTCATTTCTTCGATTCTTGCTACTTCAGCAATTTATAATGGCAACACAAATATTGCCATTGCTCTTCTCGCTGCTTGTGCAGTCATTACTTCCATTGTTTGTTGGGAGTTTGCATGTGCAACCAAGTCTTGTGCAGAGAAGCGTCTTGCTGAAGTAAACGAGGAGCGTGACACCGAAGCACTTTGGCGTGAACTTGATAAGCTCCATGAGCGTATCTCTGCCGCCGAGCAGAAGGTTACTGTAAAGCGATAAACAACTAAATATAGGTAAATGTATGAAGTAACATTTGCTTATAGTTTTGATCTTTACAAAGGTAAGCCTAAAAGAGATTTAGAAAAACTTAACGGCTGTATAATAAAGAGTTACGGAGTTGTCAAAGACTCCGTAACTCTTTGTATTTTAGTAGATTGTATTGAGACTCTTAATGAATTAAAAGATTTATTAAAATCAAAATATAAATTGAATCCTAAGAAAACCAAAAAATTAAAATAGATTATCTAAACGGCATGTTTTGGAAATTTGCAGTAGATATGGTTTGAACTCTGCTATCTATTTTAGATATTAATGTATTTTGTTGATCTATAATAGTTGATAACAAATCAGTTGATGTTTGTTCTTCCTCTATTGCAGTAGTACATGCTTTGGATTCTGTGAATCTAGCAGTAAGAGATGTGGTTGATCTTAATTCACATTGTGATGCTGTATTATTACTTGTGCAAGATATTACAATATTATTTTCTAAAACTTCACATGCTCCTATTTTTTCATCGGTTATATCAACACTAACAGTATTTTCGTTTTTCTTTTCCACATATAATCCAATAAAAGTTTTAGTAGATATTCTATCTTCTTCTGCTATCTCCCCGAAAACTGTTATTACTTCTTTGCCTTCGCTATCTAGGGAATAATCTACAATTTCAAATTTATTTTGTTTGGATTGTAACTGAACATAATCTCCAACTTTTATTCCAAGAAAATTAAAAGAGTTTTTAGTATTCTTTCCTAAGCTATTAACTATAGATGTTAGCGGTGTTGTTTTTTCTGGTTCTATTATTGTAGCTAAAGTAAATGTCGGTAGATTTGAAAAATCGTTTTTATTGTATAAATGAATTCCTGTTGAGATACTTTCAACCGAAACAACATCGGCAAATACTACTAAATTTTCAATTGATGTGAATGTATATGTTCCTGAAACATCATATTGTTGTTTGTTTGCGGGATTGATTAACTCACCATCTGTGATTGTGAAGGTCATTCCATCTATTATCAGATTCCAAAAAGAATACAATTCATCTGCACTGGTGGTATTATTATAATCAGAAAAATCAATCATCACCTTTGTGTTATTGTCGTAAAACAAAAAATTAGGTGTGGATGTGATTCCTCTGTTTGAACTTATCTTTTCTTCTTTTACCTTTACATAAGTAAGACCATATAATAGACCACTTCTGGCAAGAACTAAATTCTTGCCTTGTTTTTGTTTAGTGGATCTTGATCTAGAATAGTTCGAATTTGCCATTTTATGATGTTATGAAATGTACTATTTGTGTACCTCTCTCTGATCGGGCAAAAATTTTTGATACCAAGTCACATTCTATAAAGATAGATTCGCCGGCATCAAGTGGATATCCATCTCCTTGTGATGTGAGTATATTTCTTCCACCAATATAAACTGTGCTGGTGTTTGTGGTTGGACATTTTACATGTACTCCTACCTTTGCACTAATTGATGCTGTTGTTAAGGAAACTGGAGTTTCTGTTACTGACTTCTTACCACTAGTAACAACACCCGGTCTTACAATTTCAGTAATCTTAGATTGTACGGTTCCATTGCTGAGTTTATCATTGATGGTAGAAATGACGTTTGTATTTGTCTTGATGCTACTCAGATTTGAAACTATGGGTTTAGATGTAGATTCCAATGAATCAATTAGATCGGCATCATCTATTGTGACGGTATTTTGAACAGCAACTGGCAAATTGCTAGTAGCGGTAACTTCAATTGCGCCGCTTGCTAGTGTACCTTTAACAATTACTGGATGAGATGCGGTATTTCCTGTACCACGAATCATCAGACCAACTACACCATCATTAGTAATACCAACACTTGCTGCTATTGTTACGCCGAAGGATATTCCTGCATTGGTTATTGCTACCTTTAGTGCATCACCCGATACACCTAATGTTGTTCCGTCTGAGGAGTATAGTCTAGTCAGAACCTTTCCTCCGAGATCAGAACCATATACTGCAATGCTATCGGTTGCTGCAACCAAACCGAGTCCCCCGCTTATTCCTACATTTCCATAGACTGTAACGGAATCGCTAGAATATGATAATCTTCTGCCTCCGGTTACACCTACAGCAGTTGCGCCAGATATTCCATATATTGCTATACCTGAATTTGCAATGCTTACTGTTCCGGTAATACCTACTGGATATCCTCCACTAACACCTTGGATAGTTCCGCTAATGCCAACAGGAACCGTTGCCCATGTAGAACCACCGACCAATAGGTAACTTCCCGTAGAAGAGGAATTGACTACATTAAAATTACCGGAACCGGAGACAGAACCACTTATTGGTAAAGTCGCTCCAGTTACTCCGTAAATTGATACGGGAAGTGGTGCAGATGTACCTACTCGTTGGGTGGTGCTATCTGTACCATAAGATAATTTAAAAATTTGAACATGGGCTCCAGTAAAACCAGTTCCGCTTGTTCCATAGTCTGTTGCAATAACTGCTGTATTGTCATTGGTCGTTATAAGAATATTTGATCCTGTATCTGGCATAAATTTTCCTTCTTAAACTATATATAATGTAAATAAATAGCTTTACAATCCACCCAAAGGTGCTATAATTTCAAACATGATCCTAGAAATAACAAAAGAAGACTTTTCTAAAAAAGTAGAAAATAAAATAGCAAAGAATAAAAACACCTCATATATTGATGCAGTAATTGCCGTTTTGGAGGAACATTCTTTGGATATTACGGTGGCACAAAAACTGTTAACACAACCCGTTTTAGAAAAACTAAAACAAGAAGGGCAAGAGTTAAACATTTTACGAAAAAGTAAAAATGTTTTACCTTTCTCTTGACTGTATATTTAGATTATGGTAAACTCTGTTGTAATGTGGTGGGGAGTTCCCACCGTTACTTTTTAGTCCGAAGGAGATCTTCGGGGAAGGATAAGTTATGGGTTCATTTAGCGATTTTAAGAAGAAGTCGAAGTCAAGCATCGATCAGTTGGTTCAAAAGATCCAACAAGATAATACCAAGAATGATTACAAGGATGATCGTTTTTGGCGTCCAAAGCTCGACAACGCAAAGAATGGTTTTGCAGTAATTCGTTTCCTGCCGGCAATTGAGGGAGAGGACATTCCTTGGGTTAAGTTGTATTCCCATGCTTTCCAAGGCCCAGGCGGTTGGTATATCGAAAATTGTCTAACCACTCTTGGTCAGAAGGATCCAGTTTCCGAGATGAATACCCAACTATGGAATAGTGGTATTGATAGCGATAAG